ATTTAGACCGAAAGATAGCATCTGCTGCGTTTAACTTATACCAACTAAAAGTCGGTAAAGATGCTTTTATTAAGATGCTAGAGCAATCTTTAGCTACAGAAACCACAGTTCAATAGGCAAAAAAATGACAGAGGATTCATTTGACATCTACAAATACGGCAAACTAGTAGCACAAGTTGAGTCGATGGAAAAGAAAGTAGATGCTATGGAAGTAGACATAAAAAAACTCTTGGCAATGGCTGAAAGGTCTAAAGGAAGTCTTTGGGCTATTATGGGTGCTGCCTCTGTCTTTGGTGGCTTTGTTACTTGGATTGCTGATTTGGTATTTAGAAAATGAAATATGTCCGATCAATTTGGGTTTTTAGAGGGTGCAAAGTCATTTAGCGAAAGCGTAAAGACAGGCAAAGAAGCAGGCAAGACCATCGGAGCATCTATCGAGGATGTTCAAAAAGAAGCAGCATCGGTAGCACAACAAAAAGCCTTAGAACGCAGAAGGCAAATAAGAGAAGCAGAAGTCCTAAAAGAGCAGTATTTCAAACGAGCCATGATCCAATGGCAAAAACAAGAAGATATAAGAATAAAAGAAGAACAGGTCAAGAAAGACTTTGTAAAACATCATGGTCAAAAACGATGGTCAGAAGTAGAAACCATTAAAGCAAAGATTGAAAAACAAGAAAAGGAAATAGAAAATGAGTTTAGGAAAGATCTGGCAGAAGTTAGGCGAGTTATGTGGATGTGTTATGCGTTGGCTGCGGTCATCGCTTGGTATCTAACTTGGGGCATTAAATGATTACTTTATTCACTACACTTATTTCTTTTCTTACTGGTGGCTTACCTAGTCTTTTAGGATTCTTCCAAGACAAATCCGACAAGAAACACGAATTAGAACTTGCAAGACTCCAGACCGAAAGAGAGATGGAGTTGTTAGAAAAAGGTTACGCTGCACAAGCTCGAGTAGAAGAAATAAGAACAGAGCAAGTTGCTATGCAAACCCAAGTGCAAGAAAGACAATCCTTGTACGCACACGATATAGAAATTGGTAAAGGTGCTGCACAATGGGTAACTAACGCTAGGGCAATGGTTAGACCAGCAATCACATATGGTTTATTCCTTATGTTTGCCTTTGTAGAAGTATTTGGATTTTGGTTTGCTTTCCATAAAGATGTGCCATTTGATGTAGCTCTCAATCTCTTATGGGATGATGAGACTCAGATTATTTGGGCATCCGTTGTTTCCTTTTGGTTCGGAACTCAGGCGTTCTCACGAAAATGAGTTTAGAGCATCGTGTCATTGACATGATTAAACACCACGAGGGTGTAAAACAAAGACCTTACCAATGCCCTGCATTGCTTTGGACTGTTGGTGTAGGTCATGTTATAGACCCGACTCATGCTAGAGTACCACTCGCAGAACGAAAGGCTCTACCTATCCCTAGCGGATGGGATAGAGTCTTAACAATGGGGGAAGTAGATGAAATTCTTGCTCAAGATTTGGCGAGGTTTGAAAGCGGGGTACAACGATTATGTCCTAGTGGGCTTACTCCTGGTCGGTTTGGCGCACTTGTGTCTTTCGCCTTCAATGTTGGACTCGGTAATCTCCAAAATTCTACCCTTCGGATGAAACACAATCGAGGCGAGTATGAAGCTGCTGCCGATGAGTTTATGAAGTGGAACAAGGCTGGCGGCAAAGAATTAAAAGGTCTTACAAGCAGAAGAAAAGACGAAAGAGCTTTGTACCTCTCATAAAATCTTTCCGTACTTAAACAAGGTGTTTTTATCTACTAAAAAAGCCTTTTTGATCTGACTATCTCCCTCACCAATAAACTCTACATACTGTAGTTTACTCAAAAATATGCACTTAAATATGTGCTTGACTGGCATGATGACAAACATCTCCCCATCGTAAAAAACCCAGTAATCAGCTTGGGTAGCCATTAACCCTGAGTCTTTCCCATACATCTCTATCTCTACAACGATATTGCCTGTGCGTTGGCTCATCGGGTCAAACTTTACCTCAACGGCTTTATCTATCTCTGGTATCCATATATCGTACCCTTTAAAAGCGCTTACAAGGGTCGCACAAGGGTATTTCTTGCGTAGGATAGATACAACCCTTTCCTCTATCTCTAAACCTCTCTGAAGGTCTTTATTAAAGCTCATAAAGCTACCCTAATCGGTAGGGGGGTAGCACTCCTTGTGAAAGAGTGGCATTGCGCCATGTGTCCCGATCTGACTCTTTTCTTAGTTACACATTACATAGTTAGGGCAAAAGGTACAGATTGTTACTTTGCCATTTACTATGATGGTCTGTGTCTGACAAGCATACGCACTACTCATTAATAACATATATGTTACCAATCCTATAGTTATCTTTTTCATGTCATTCTCCTTAGAATGGGATTTCATCATCCTGAATCTTAGGCATCTCGTCATCACCCCGAGCTTTAAACGCTTTCTGTTCTTTTGGCTTGCCAACAGAAACGCTCATAAACTTGCCTTTCTTGCCTTCTTTGATCCAGGCACTAAAGTAATGCTCTTGCCCATTAATCATAATTGAACCAGTATAGTCTGGGTGATTTTGGGATTCTTTGCGCTCATTCTTAAATAAATTAGCTGATCCATCCTTCATTTCGTAAGCCATTATTTCCTCTCTTTCAGTTTATTAATAGTCATCTCTACTTCATCTAAAAACTTTTTTACTTCTACTTCCATGTTGTCAATGTATTCTTGATCTCGATTGACACGCACTACAAACAACTGCAAATCCTCTGGCAGCCGAGGATCAAAGCTAACAAAATCACACCACTCTGCGCCTGTACAAGCCATCTGTGCCATCATCTGCGGTATATGCTTACTAGGTGCTTTGCCTTCTTCCATCCAATCTAGGTGGGTCGTAGTATTCGGGCATTTAATCTCAACCAACCCTTTTCCTACAATCCCATCTGGACTACAACCAAACCATTCTACATTAGGATGATCTACAAATGCAACCTGAGATACATCGCTGCCTGTATGCAACTCGTATGCAACCCTAGCCAATGGCTCAGTAGCCGTACCCCATTCCATTGCTGCATTGGTAAACGACTCGCTTGGTTTATTTGTTAGCCTTTGGGCTACCAACTCTATGCGGTAGTTCCTACGACTAGCAGACTCACCAGACTTGCCTTTAGACAACACATCTGCTACTCGGCTGGCAGTAACTTTACCAAGTCGTAGCTTATGCCAATCGTCTGTGCCTTGCACAATCGCATCCTCATAGCCTGGTTGAAATGGTGCTTTCTCCAAGATTTCTTTATATGCTTCTTCTCGATCACTTGTAACAAAAGTAGTCATTAGTGCGCCTTCTTAATATCGTTATCAATCACATCGGGCTGGATAGATTTAGCCAAGTCAGCAGCTAAGTCATAACAAAACCCATCTCCCTCAACTGTTACGCTAATAAACGAACCAGTTTGCTTTAACTTAATGGTAGCCTCAGACTCCTCGTCAAATTCATTTGTCATGCTGTTTTACCAAGAACTGTAAAGACCGACACATATCTTCTGCGACCTTTGCTGCTTTTTCTGCTTCTTTCCAATTACCAGTAAGAGTATGTTTATAAAATAAATTTAATGCTAGTTTTGCATCTAAATACTCTTGGCTAAAGTCTGTCATTTTTTTACTCTCTTTATACTGTTTGATGTTCTTTTAATTACTTCTTCTGGGTAACAACGCTGTTGATCTATCATTTTAAACATATATTCAGAACTACAATCATCACACGCAGTACACCTTTCAGACGATCCTCGTTGATAATATTTCCAATCTCTATATTGCAAGCGATTAAAAAAACAGGCTGGAAACCAATCATTCTCTATCGTCATCTGGAATAGGCTCTTGGTTGTCTTTACGGATTAACTGATTCTCTGTGCCATTAATAATCCATTGGTCTAAAAACTCATCTGACATTAGATCGACTGCGCCATTCCATCCTTGCATAAAATAAAACTCAGCAACACGAATATAGTCTGGCGGTAAGTCTTGGTCTAATATCAGTTTATTAAAAGCCTGGCGAGTAAATTTATTGGTTATCATTTTGAGCAACATCATCCAAAGTTTTATTAAACTTAGCTCTTAACTCTGCCCAACGCTGCCTCACTTCTTCTTGCTCACTAGCTGGCACATAGTTGTACAAAAGTCTCCAACGCTTAGTAATATCTGTTCCTGAGGTCGTGTAGATAAAATCTTCCATTATTTCTCCTTTTTACTATATTGAGATTTACTGCTTTTATTAAGACAACTTTCACATTTCCAACGCATTACAGGTCTTAACCTACTGCCAGAAGCTACCAGCTTAAGATTACTAGCTGGCTTCTCAGTCTGACAAGAACTACACCACTTTCTGTCCATCCCAACCTTCCTTTAAATATCCATATTCCGAAGAATCGCATACAGCTCTGGTATCGAAACACACATCGCACTTGTCCACCCATATCCTGTAGTGATGGTCTTTCGGTCTGTGTATTCCCCATTTGTCCCCACATTCTGAACATACATTGTCAGGCTGCTGATCCGCTAGTCTCATTTAGCTTGTCCCTTTGTGCCTGATAAATATTGGTTAATTGATCTCTAGCAGCCTTATTGTTCTGAAGTTCTTTATAATACTTAGCAAAGGCAACTTTAAGTTCGGCAGGGCTATCTATTGCCTGTATTTTGGCGCAGTAGTCATCTGCAACAGAAGAATCTTCTATATCATTCCAAATATCTTCTCCAGCGTACAAAGACAATCCTAGACCATGTAGAGCAATCGCCTTGGCTAAAGCTCTTTGCATTGCTGTATTAACTGCAAACGCATCTGGGTTAGGTATTGCTTTATTGCGATAATCCATAACAGGCAACTGGGCGGTCATAGACTTGCCAAAAGCGTTAACTGTACAAAATACCATTACAGTCTCGCCAAACTTCATTGGCTCACCATACGACCAAGTAGCAGTAGAGTCGTGCTGCAACAATGTATCTACAGCCCATGCCCAGGACAAGTAAGACAGTCCATTCTTCTTTTCTATCTTTTCCGATACATCAATCTTTCGTAGTTCTAAATAATTACTCATAACATTGCCTCGTTTTCTGCATCAGATATTGCTTTGTTTTCCCAGTATGTGTAAATAGCACTTGTAATCATTAAACCGATTGTTGCTTTATCGCCACGATCCCAGGCATCTTTAATCGTATCCCAATGCTTTGCCAAGGCATCCTCAGTCACAGCCTCGGTAAAGTTATGGTAATTGCTTGGATCATATTCTTTACGCAACTTAGCCTCTGCTGCCTCGCTAATCATATCGCCATAAGCACATTGTTGTTCTACATCAAACGCTGTAGTTCTTTCTTGGTAGTCCATTAGCTGATCCCCCCAGTTTTATAGATATAAGCAAACATAGCTGGTGCAAGCATTAGGATTGCTGCTACAGCTCCCCAAAACAAATCCTTCCATTCACCTCTGTAGTCTTTCATTTTTTACCTTTCACAGTTATGAGCGACTGCCCATGTAGAAACAATAATCCTAAATGTAGAGATTTGCAATATAGGGATATACCCTAATGTAGAAGTGTTGTAGAATCACTACTACACAAGGAGAAAACATGGCAGATAAACAACCATTTGACAGGCTATTAGAGGTCTTTGGCAGCTACAAAGGCATATCCGAGGCTCTAGGTATCAAGTATGTGACTGTATACGCTTGGTTCATG